AATTTAATTGTTTGACTGCGGTGTTTGCACTATATACTTTTGTAAGATGGTAAAAGGTTGTGGTAGCAGTAGTTCGAGGATTCAGAACATCAGGTTGAAAACTGCCATCTTGTAACTGCCCCTGCGTTGTGTACTCGTCATTGGCTGACGCATTAGCAACACCAGTATGCTTGTAACCGCCCATTGGTAGATTAGCCGTGGGAGTATTTTGACCAGCTTTGTTGATAGTCTGATTGATACCATCGGTCGCAAGGTCATTAAACGCTGTGTCCATCAAACCGGCTTCAATACCAGTCCCGGCGGCCTCGTCATCTTGCCACCCAGTTGTGCCGTCTACTCGTGTAAATGTTCCACCACTCCATGCCATAGTTACGCCCTCAGTTTACTTTTCCACCACTTTTGCGGGTTTTTTGCAATTTCTCTACTTCGTCTAATTACCGGATCAACATAGTTCCTTGTTTCTGTCGGTACGCTTGTAAACCTGACAACATTTTCCCACGTTTCTTCGCGTCCTTTTGCTCGTAGCTTAGCCAGCGCTCGGTTAACATTCCCCGGCCCCCAGTTGTAAGCTGCTAACGCTAATTCTGGATCGTCAAATTTTTCTAGCTGCTGCTGGTAGTACTTTGTGCCGCCCGTAATGCTTTGTTCTGGATCAAGTCTATCATCAACACCTAGATCTTTGGCTGTTCCCGGCATAAGTTGCATCAAGCCCGCTGCACCAGCTCGACTTTTTGCCTTTGGATTGCCTCTTGATTCCTGCCAAATGATTGATTGAATAATCGGATCTTCCTGCGTAAATCGCGCTATCTTATCCTCAACTGGCGCATCTGCTGTTAAAGATATCTCACGTCTTCTTGCTCTTGGCTCTTGGTCTGCTGGTAATGGCTTTGCCTCACCTTCTGCTTCAGGCTTTGGCCGTATGCCTTTTAATGCCTCGTTTAACTGTTGCAGTTGATCAATCAACGGCTGTTGTGCTGCGCGTTGTGCAATTAACTGCTCAGCAATACGTTCGCCGCGTTGTCTTTCCTCTTGTGCCTGCGGTATCTCTTCCACAAACTGCTGCTCGGCTCGAGCGCCGCCTCGCATCAACGGCGCCTGCTCCAATGCTCTACCAGCCATCGGTGCGTATTGTCTGAAGATCGGATCTGTTAGTAGATCAGCAAGTTCTCGCTTTGCTTCTGGCACTCTTGCCGCTGTAAGCACTGCACCGGCAACGGCTGGCAAGATGTTCCCGCTTTGCGTTGTCATTTGTGCTAATGTACCGGCTGCGCCGGTTGTGCGCATCGACATGAATATATCCTCAACGACATCGCCGCCAATCTCGCTGCCTAGCCGGGTTGCAAATATATCCTTCAGCTCTTCTGCTTTGCCGTATTCCTGATTGAGTCGTTTTAGTTGTGCGGCTGCATCCGATGATATAGCACCTTTCTCTGCGGCTGCTGCCACTCTGCTTTCAATCTCTTTTCGTAAATCTTGTCGCACTGCCTTTTGTACCGTGCGAGTCAAAGGGTTGTTATCCCATGTGTAATTCAAACCTGTTTTTGCACGTTGCAAATCAAGTAAATCGCCGCCGTTTTCAAATTGACTTACTATCGCTTGACGCTCTGCCGCTGCTAAATCTGTTGCGCTTTCTTTTGCTTTACCACTTAATGTTGACAAGTAACGCTTTGTTGCATCTTCTTGAAAATCGGCAAACGGCTCCATTGCTTTGTTAGCATCTTCAAGCAAGGTTGAAACACTACTTCCAACCGTGTTCTGATGTTTCAGCAATCCAATGAGGTTTTGAGCCTTGTCTGCATCCGGCTTAATAATTTCAGCCTTTTCAAACGCTCGCACCGTTTGCGGTATCGGTATCTCGTCAATACTTGTCGGAACTCGTCCGGCTGCCATTTGTTTCTTAATCGTCTTTTTAACATCTGCGCCGGTAATGTCGTACGATGATAACAGAAGCCTATCGGCTTCTTGATCCAGCTTTGATAACTTGCGTCCCACCGTACCGCCAAGAAAAGACAACACCGTACCAGCACCGGCTCCGATTCCTGCCTGTTTTGCCTTTTCGGTTATATCGCCCTCTGCGCGAATAGCTGATTCAATAGCCGCCTGACCAGCCGGAGAACTTGCTAACCGTGCTGTAGTAATTCCACCGGGAATTGCTTCTATCGCCCTACCAACCGCTGCCGCTGGTCTCGCAATACGTTCTGTTCTTAATGCAGCTTGTATTGGTTTTGCAATGCTGGCGCTTTTTGACGCAACTTGCGCACCCTTGCCAACTGCGGATAATGCTCCCAACGGATTTAATAGTAAACCTGTGGCAAGTTCTGTTCCCAAACTTGTTACCGGGTATTCTGACTCGAAGGCACGCTGCTGTTGTCTGATACCAGCTAGTTCTTCGCCGTAAGTCTTTTCCGTAAATGGAGCGCGTGCGGCTGCTTCTAATTGTTGCGATAAGCCAAAAGTCGGCCCGGCTGCTGCACTACGTGCAAACCCTGTAGCAACCTCACCGCCGGTAAGTTCTGGCTCGGCTGCCACCGTTGGCACGGAACCAAACTCCAAATCAGCGGCTTGTAATAATTGCGCTAATTCATCCATTACCTAACTCCGAAAAATTTTAGTATCCCTTGCGCTTCGGCTCGCTCTTCTGCTGTTAAATTAGCTTTGCGCTTGTATAACTCACTAAGTCGCTTTTGTTGAAAATCAACTAAATAAGCTTTTCCGGGATCGTTCCGCGTTGCTTCAACTCTGGCAGCAATATCACTCAATGGCTTAGGCTCGGCTGGTGCTTGTTGTGCTGCGGCTGCTTGTGCTTGTTGTTCAATGCCGTACTGCGTGCGCAACGATGATAAAAATTCAGTGGGATCGATTGTTTTGTTTTTTATTTCAGTAAGTTTGCTTGAAATATCAAAATCACCGGGTAATTTGATTCCGGGGATGCTAGCTGTTTTGTTGATGATCTCATCGGCTGATTCTAGCGATAACCCGCCCAGTAAATCCTTTTTCAATCGGTCACGGCGTTCAACATCCTCTTTTCCGACTCCAAGCTGTCTTGATGCACGCTCAACCGCTGCGTTTGCTCGTTTTTGCACCTGCGCAACCCGTGCATTGTATTCACGCTTTACTAAATCAACTATTTCTGCGCGCTGTTGCAAGCTTAATCCGCCTTGCCCCTTAGCCTTGCTCAAATAGTTGTTCATTTGTGCAGCTAATCCAGCACTCCCGGCAAGCGTATCAAACTCACCCTCTCGCACGGTACTACGTGGGTCTAGCCCCTTTGCAGCTTTGAAAACAAACTCGACTCCGCTGATTCCTGTTTCGTCAAAAGTTGCCGGAACTAGTGATTGAATGTTTGTTTGAACTTGTTCAAGTTCTTTCACCATTTCATTGCTTTGCAGTGTGCCGCGTATCTTATCTAGTCGTTCCTCACCCTTTGCGCCGAAAAACATCGGTCGCTCTACTGCTGCAACCTGTGTTGCTGGCGTACCCGTAGCCGTTCCAAGCGCCTCGGAAAGAGGGATATTCATATCAATAGCACGCTGTTTCGCAACTTCCATTTGGGCATCTCGCATAGCCTTCGCTTGCTCTTGTGCTAGCGATCGTTCTTGCAGTTTTTGTTGCAATGCTAGCTGCGACACCACCGGCGCAAGTCTTGGCGATTCTTGCAATAGTGCCTGCTGGCGCTCGGCTGTTACATTAGCGCCCAGCAACTCGGTCAATGCTCTACTTTGTGCTAGATTTCTTTCGTCGGCTGCTTTGCGTGCTTGGTAGCCCAGCAACCCTGACACCAACGCTCCACCAAGTACGCTTGCAAAGTTGCCAAAGTTTGAGCCATAAGGATTTACCAAGTTCGGCAATGCTGACGCAACACCTTGTGCAGCAATGCCGTAACCAGTCTCAACCGGTCTATATTGCAAGCCTTGTAAACTACCAAGCGAACCAACTCCGCCTTGTGTTCCTTGCAATGCTGCTAATATGTCTAATCCGTTTGCCACGTTACGACCTCATCAAACCCATTGAAATGCCTGTGCCTATGCCTTGTGCTAAACCTTGCGCAATCCCTGTCCCTACTCCCGGCTGTTGTGGTTGCTGACCGCCTTGGAGAGCTTGAGTGTCAAAAAGTAAATCACGCTTCAAACCGTACTCTGCCTCCATTAACGCAAACGGATCGGGCCCTCCACCTCTAGCACCTAATTCGCGCTGTAACTCTCGCTGTTTTGCGGCCTGTTGCGCCTCGAACTCTCTCTGGCGTTGTGCTTCTACACTTCCCAACTGGCCAGTATAGTAGCCTTGGAGCGCTTGTAATTGTGCAGTTGGTACTTGATAGGTTGTTAGATCCTGCTGGAACTGTTGCTGCTGCAGATTACGCCCTAGCTGTTCGGCGCTGTACATTGCTTGCTGCCGTGCGTTCTCCTGACGCTGATAAACCTGATCACGTATTCGTTGCGCTTGTGCGCCAGTCGGATCGATTCCACGTTGAGCAATCATGGCCTCGGCTGCTTCTTGCTCGCGCCCAAACTGCTCGCGGTTTTGTAGCTCAAACTGCCCCATTACGTTCTGATATGCCTGCTGGTAAGTGTCTTCGTAAGCTCCCGGCTGAAATGCTCCTTGCGCTTGTAGCTGTTGCAAATAGCTTTGTATGTTTTGCCCAGCTCCGGTTTGTAATGAACCAACTTGCTCGGCTGGTGATAGCTGCTGATATTGCATTGGTGTTTGCTCACCAAAGGCAACCACTTCCTCTTCCGGCGCACCGCCTGATCGCTCTAGTCTTTTTTCTAGCTTTGCAATGCGGGGATCTTCCGGGTCTGCTGCACGCAAAAACTCAATACGGCGCTGTATACGCTCCGGGCTTCCCGTCTTTTTGCCCTGCTTTGGGCTTTTAGTCATAGCACTTTTGCGCTTTGCCATTATACCTGTCCTCCGACGTCAAAACGTACTTCAAAACCATATATCTCAAGGCTCTTGTCTTTGTAATTGCCACTCATCGTAATACTTGCACAATGCCCCTGTCCCTTGGCTGCAAACCTATCATATATGTAATCTGTGCCCGTACTCCACCTACTTCCCCACGGTGTGAAGCCAATTTGCCCAGTTGTAGTCCCTACTTTACTCCACGGCGTGTAAAAACCGCCTGTGCTGGTTGTGACCGTTTCGTAAGGTGATATGCGTCTGAAGTCTGTGCTTAATCCGATAGTAAAACCCGTACCACGTACCGTTTTTACAAGGGGTCGTATGTCTTTGAACGCTTTGTAGTTTCCCCGGCTGCCGTAAAACGAAAACGGCATTTCGGTTTTCCACTCAACCTCCTCCCCCTTGTCGTTATAACCGTTCTCGGCTTCGTAGATGACGCCAAGATCCGAACCATAATAGGGCTTTTTGTTTGCTATCGTAATTGACAAGCAATCCCCGTCATCATGCTGCTGAAACTTAGTCCAACCGTTTGAATCTATTGAGTATACCAGCAAGTACGTTTTCAATCCGCTGTACGGCACTTGCACGTATACCCGGCGTCCTTGCGGATAAAACACCCCCTGCCACCTGTTGCTAAACGGCAATCCCTCCGCTGCTGCACTAATCAACGGGTTGATTCGCCGGGATACAGTTTCAACCGCGACTTGCGGATCAGCTTGAAACATTGCAGAAACGGGTACAATACCCTGCTCAGTAAGTATCCAAACATCTTGATTGATTGGGATGAAGGCTCGATACCCCAGCGGCTTTCCAATGTAAAATCGTGCGACAATCTCCCAGTTGGTCGGATCGTCGCCGTTGTAACATAAAACCTCACCTTCGCTTGTCACCACTAAAAACAAGTCTTGTGATGCTGATGATGTTTGGCGCGTGTAACTGCCTGCAAAAACAAGAAAACCGCCAAGCCTCAAAACATAGCTTAAATCTTCTTGGGTAAGCGCTGAACTGCCGACGGTGTTTGTACCGCCATACCAAAAACTTGCGGTGTCCTTTTCGATAAAATAAAGCCTATTTTTGTAACTCGATACGTTGATTAAATCCGCTAGCGTAACACCAGTGAACGTGCTATTCGCAATCGTTCCAGTTGCTCCATCGTATACCTGCACGGTGTCGGCTCCGTTGCAAATAAACATCTTGTTGTTAAATATCTCGGTTTGACAATTACTGTCGGTGATCGTTGCGCCAGTATCCGTTACCGCACCGCTATCAATCGCATAGATCTTTGTGTCAACCGCCGCTATTAGTTTGTAGCTACCGTTGGGCAACGGCATTGCTTGCAATGTTCTTACTGGGTTTGCGTTGCTAGTGTCCTGAAACTGAACATACCCTTTTCGTAAAACGGAAGCATTACCAACGGGTAAAACATTGATCAAATCCAATGCGTAAAAGGGCTCCATATTGTCAATAGGGCTGACAAGATCCAAGCCTCCATACGGCCCCGGCATTGTGACACCCTGCACCGCCATGCGTTACCTCATCCGTTGTGCTGGCGTTGGTTGATCGAAATATCCACCTGTTTCAATGAGGGCTTGCCTTTCACGTATCTGCTGTGGTGATGCGTAAAATGGTAGAGGCCGGTACATTCCTTGCGGTGTAAACGTGCCTGTCCTTAATTGTCCCGGCATTTGATTAACAAATGCAGGGCTTGGTGTTTGCTGTTGATACTGCTCTATTGACATACCTTGCGGTACGTTACCAATCTGAGGGGTAAATGCGTTTGGATCGCCACCTGCTACCATTCCCATCCCTTGCCCGGTAATAGCACGGGAAAGCTGTCCGGCTGTCATTCCCGGCGGTAATGGCGCCATTGCTGGCTGTGTTTGCATGTTGCCAAATTGCTGTCCAAATTGTTGTGCTAAATCTTGCGAATAAGGAACGATTGCACTCATATCAACGGGTAGCCCCGGCGTGTCCTGCTGTCTTTGCCCAGTAATGACATTGGCAAAAGGATCTAACCCTTGTGGCGCTTGCTGTTGCGCACGGTAATCAGCGACAGCTCTTTCCCGCCTTGCGTCACGACGCTGTAGGTATTGCTGGCGTCGCTGTTGCCGTGCTGTAAGCTCTTGCTGTGGCATTTCTGTCGGTTGTGCCTGTACGCGTTGATTCGGTCTAAACTCACGGCCTCTCGCTTGCAGATATTGTTGTCTGCGTTGCTGTCGTGGTGTTAGCTCTCTTAATCCGCCGCCTGTTGGTGGTCGTGACATCATTCCTTGCGCTCGTCTCATTTCCGCCATCGGATCCTCTCTCATTTGCTGTTGATATTGTTGTATTTGTGCCAACCGTTGTCTTTCTTCCTCCGCTGTTGGTGGAGTGTATGGTACACCACCACTCATGATTAAATTAGTTCTAGGATCGGCTAGTATGCTCATACTATAACTCCGCTTTTTTATTATTCTGTTTCGTTCGACCGTATGCTTTTTCAAGCGCTGCCCGCACTGATCCGGCTCGCACTAAATTACCACTTGCATTCCGATACATGCCCGACGATAGCCGATTGACCTCACCAGCTTCCGGTCTTACCTCACGAACCTGTACCGGCTCCGCTCCCTCTGGTGGTACTAACTGACCGGCTGCCGTGAGGAGTCGATTGTATTCAGGCTGCTCAATCCGTCCCTCTGCCAGTCCTTGATCTAAATTGCTCTTCATCAAATCGTAAGTAATACCCTGCTGTGCTGCAAAATGCCGCATGTTTGCCGCGGCTACTGCTGGATCATCTGCTGCATTGCTTAACGCGCCACGCACAAACATCCTCCCCAAAGATCTATTCTTGTCGCCTAGAAACCCGTAGGCTGAAACAAGCGCATCGGATAGCTGCACGGTTGGCTCGTACGCAGTTGGATTGGTTTCTTGCATCTTTTGCATAGAGCTCGTTTTGAGTATCGAACCATCCTTGCCAAAATCCGTTATTGTGCCGTCGGCTAACGTACCTTGAAAGTTCTCGTCTAAAACGCCTTGCTCCTGCAATGCTCCACGCACTGCATCACGTTGTACCTGACCCTTGCCTTTACCAGATCCAAACTTGGCGCCGAGTGTACCTGCTAACGCACCGACGGCTGCTCCAACTGCTGTGCCGATACCGGGGAGAACGGCCGTTCCAATCGCCGCACCAGCACCGGCTCCGCCCATTGCACCAGCTCTATAGCGTTGCTTCCCTGCTGCCATATCGCTCAATGCTTCGGCTGTTTTGTAGCCGCCATATAAACCGGTCGCAATGTTAACACCCGGCAATAGATAGCCGCCTAGTGCTTCTCCCGCCATCTGTTGAGCCGCTGCGCCTGCCAATCCCGATGCAGCTATGTTTGCCCCTCCAGCAACCCCATAAATGCCAGCTCCTAGTTTATCGCCACCTTGTAATGATTTATAAGCCTGATAAAGCTGTAATGCTCCAGCGCCTCCCTGTGCAACCTTCGCCCAGTCTACACTGCTTAAAAACCCCGGATCACTGGCTGCTTCCGCTGGAATTTCTTGCAAACCTGCGGGAGTGTCAATCGTTGCAATATTTCCCTTTACGCTGACAATCTTTGGTGCTGCTGGTGCTGCTGCGCCACCACCTAGATCAACGGTTCCCATGCCGCTAGCGTCAACTGTTGTCGTTAGAGGAGGTACGGCACGCTCGATACTTAATGAACCGCCGCCTAGCGCATCTGCAAGTTTATCGCCGCCACCTAAACCAAACGCCTCCTTGGCAAGATCAACGCCCTCGTTAGCTAACACTAGGCCGCCAATCGTTCCTGCGGTCTGTCCAATACCTGCCATTTGTTGCTTCCTAGCCGCTTTCTTCTGCTGGCTTCTCTGCGCACCAGCAATACCACCCGGCCCAAACGCCTCCTCTGCGGCTGCTGGCCCACTATAACCTTGACGCCGTAGCTCCATGTATCGTGCTAATTGGTCTTGATAGCTCATAACGGTGTACCAAATCCTACTCGACCACTTCGGCCATAAACTTCCATTCTTAACTCACTTCCCGCAAACAATGACTTCCCAACTTTTTGACGTGCGTAATCATCGTTTAGTTTTACCTCAAACCTCGGCACAATCGTTGTCAATCCGTGTATCTCCGCAAACCGCTCAAGCATACCTTGCTCTAATGTTTTCGGGTTAAATATGGTTTCGTCGGTGTCGGCTAAAAACTTGGTATAAGCGCCGGAATAGTATGTCCACGTGAGCGCCCCATCGCTTACACTACCGCTTGTGTGCGTTGGTGGAGTTCCTCCAGTAGTACCGCCAGCTGTGGTCGTGTAGTAGTTACCGTTGTAGAAACAATAGCTATTGTTTCCAAACGCGGTCGATGCAGCCCACGTTTTCGGCTTAATTGTGCGATCAGAAACATACTCGAAAATGACAACATCCCCAGAACTGCCGGGCGTTGGGCTGATCAGTAGTTGATTATCAGCCAAGCCACGGATCTGGAATTCATCGTACACGGTTGGACTTAGTCCATAACCTTCGATATCAGCATATCGCTGCTCACTCATTTGACCGAGCAAGCGCCACCTCGAGGATTGATTCCAAAAAGTGTCGTAATGGTACTGGCTAAAATCGGCTGGTAATGCATACAATGCCTGCCCGCTAACAAACGTGATTGTGCCGCTTTTGAACATCTTGTTCCAAAGATAAGCGTGCGACATCTCTTGGTTTATGCGGTTAGCAATGGCAAGTAATTGCTTGCTGGTAGTGTCCGTGCTACCGACAACGGATGAGCCGATTGTATATCCGGCTTCATCCGCTACGGCTTGCACGTTTTCAAGAAGAGTAGTCAATTATGCCCCACGCTTTCGTCTCGGCTTTGTTGCCCGAGCAATTTCCTCTTCTATCATATCAACATTCGATGGTGCTTCCTCTACCTCTTTTTCATACGTCATGTTTGTGCCTTCGGTTGCGTTGATCCGAGCAATCAACACCTCTAGCTTTTCTTCTAACCGCCGGTTTCTATTGCGCTCGTTTTCAATCGCAGCCTCTAACGCAACGATCCTATTCTGATCCGATGATGCCGCTTCGACCCACTTTTGAGCCTTGACGCAAAACTGTGCCAACGTGCCGATCTTTGCTTTTGCTGCATCCGGCGCTTCCGCCAGTTGCTCAATCGTAAAAAACCCAAAATGGTTGAGTTCTTTTGCCGCACTGGCTGGAATCATAGCCCATTCACTAAGCGGCGTGCCGTCTGCAATAGCTTCTATGCCTTTGCTAAACGCTTCCCACTCTCGAGGGTAGTTTGCTTTATCCATCTCCTCAACACGACGAACGGTCTCGTCCATCCCGGGAAACTTTATGCTCACGCTGGTAATCTCGTCGTATACGGGCTTACCCTCGTTTGCGCTCTTCACACTGTTAAGATTGTATGCAACAAAAAAACGCACGTTAGGTCGTCGACCGCCTGCGTGGTTGGTTTGTTGCTGCTCTGCCATTATCTGATCCCAATTTACCATGATTGACCTCCGAAGGTATGTTACTTTGGTAATATTAAATCACGGATCAAATGTTTGGGACAAGGCTGGATTTATGTTCCCCACTTGTCAATCAAGTAGCTTTCTACTTTCAACACATCTGCCACTGACAGAACGGAGTCGTAATATATAATCTCGGCAATGAACCCAGTTAAGGGTGCTGCTACTCCTGCTCTAGCTCCAATGTATAGAGGATTGGTAGCACTTGTGGTTGTTGGATCTGTTGTATATGAATGGGAAAGACTAACCTCGGAACCATTAACTCGCAAAATCATCCCATCTATTGTCCCGTCAAATTGGTGACAAGTAATTTTGGTTGTGTTGCCAATGCCCCAATATGGCACATACTCTTTTCGTACTACGATTGCGTTTGAACCGGGTGGAGTTCTTCTAACTGCGATAGTGCTATTTACGTGAGTATATAAATACTCTCCGTCGAAACTATTTACCGAGGCGCTGCGCTCATAAATCAATCCGTCAAGCGTCGCCTTATGCACTGCAAAAATTGTGTAAACTCCCGCCGTTAAATTAGCGGTTGCCATAATATCACCACTAAAATAAAGCGATGG